CGCCCGTAACTTTACGGAACATCTGTCCGAATTCAGCCTCTGTTGTTGGCTCACCACGAAGCACCCATTCATTGATGCCTAGTTCTGTGAGTGCTTCTGCTATACTCATTTTACTCTCCTTACTATCCTGTTCCTAGATAATATCCTAAAAAGTTATTACCTTGGATATCAGTCCAAATTGAATTTGCAGCACCACTAAAGGAAACGTGGGTGTCTATATAATCTGAACTCCCATTGCAATGAAACATCCCAGAAACCTGTGGTCTAGGATATGTTGAAGTACCACCATATTGAACTCTATTAAATGTTTGAGTACCGTTTTTCCGTAAAGATACAGATAGATAATGAGTTGTGGTAATTGTAGCTAAACTCCATTGCCCTACAAAATAATAATATCCTGCTTTTTGCGGAGTATATCTACCAGTGCCAGTAGCATACCAACCATCAGTGTCAATAACTACAGTATCAAAAAGACAAACATAAGGACTTGCTGTGGTTACATTACTACTTCTAGTAGCATGAAAAAAAGGAACTTTAGCATCAACTCTTCCACCGCTATCAACCGTCATAGCCGTATTCCCGTTAGTCGGGTCTTGAATTTCGGAGACTTTCAAGATGCTTGTCATTGTGCAATCTCCATAACTGATATGGTGGAAAGCTGATTTGCATAATTTACATACATGGTTGCCCCAGCGTATGTCCTACAATAAAGCGTGTATGTTGTTGCTGATGTTGTTGCTGGGGCATCCTTAAAATCAAAATGAACACTTTTATTATAACCCGACTGAGGGTTTTGTGAACCGTTAAACTGCATATCTTGAGCGCCAGCCGCTGGTGCGGACGCTACAGATTGCGCCAAAGACGCAAGATTTGTTGAATCTCTATAAATAGTTGAAACAGAATAATCTGCTGTACTACCACCGGCGAACCAGTAGTTATATGTCACCCATCCGATAATAATACTGTTAGAAAACTTTGGAGTAATGGCTACAGACATACCCGTGGTAGTATGGCTGGTAGAGCTTGTTGTAAGGCCAGTGTTAGTGCCAGTTTTCTGAGCAAAAACATGCTGCACCACATGCCCCGGAATGCTCACACCATGACCGCTGGTCTTTTCAACAATGTCATCTACAAAGAGCTTACTCATTGTGCAATCTCCATTAAAGTAAAATGAAACCGTTGATAACCTGTATCGCTTTGAAAGGCACTGGCGTTGTTTGGGAAATAGGTGCCACCCCCATTTGCGTAATATTGAAAGGTAGATGTAACTGATGATGTCGTCCCAGCGGTATAGCTAAACCGATAAGTAGCTAACCACGCTATAGCCGAAACTGCTGCATAGCCATCTCCATATGTAGCAACAGTGTTTGTATTGCCACCAGAATTTACAACCCTAACGCCAAAATAAGCCGCAGTCGCACTTCTCCAAACAGGTATACACGCTACGCCAAGTATCAAACTTGAAGTGTTTTTTGGTGTAATAGAAAGTACAACAGGTGATGCTACCCACGAAGATGCAGTTGAGTTTGATGTACCAGTGCCTGTGGTTGTTACAACCTGAACAACGTGACCCGGAATCTTCACACCGCTTCCGCTGGTAGCTTCAGCAATCTGGTCTACATTTATTATCGAAGCCATCTATGCCTCACAGTATTGTTAAGTTGCCGTTAACCGTAATCGTGGTTGACGAACCTATCGTTAGAGGGCCAATCGCCAAGGCATTCTTGGTTGACCCTATTGTTGTGTCGTCTGTAACGCTCTGACCGTTTGTGCGGAACACAGCCGTATCGACCGTTGTGTTTGTTGTCTGGAACTGCGGCGCTGTTATCTCCCCAGCAAACGTGCCGCCAGACGATTTCGACACTGTATCAGTTACGGTGAATGCGCGATAGGCCCTAATGACTAGTTCATCGTTTAAAGCTGCGCCTGTCCCTAGTGTTATTGTGTCCCCACCACTAGCTGTGAAATCTGAGCTGTCCAGATGCACACCGTTCAGATAAACATCTACGTCATTGCCGCTAATCGCCAATATAGCACCGTTGGCATCTGCACCAGTAAACGCAGTCTGACTTGCTGTAGCCACATACTTGAATAGCTGCATGGCGTAACTGGTTGGTTGATCTACGGCGCGACCAAAGTAGCGCACAGTAATGATGTCACCGTTTGCAGGGGCTGCGGAGAATGTAAGTGTGTTCGCCTGCGCTGTATAAGCTGCGCTGACCCCCGGCTCCTGAACCACGTTTCCTATGGTTACAACAATAGCTTCACCGCTCACAACATGCTGCGATAAAGTGAAAGCAGTGGCGCTCCCTGTTCCAGTAAACTTCTGAAATGTTATGTCACCCACATTTGGGTCTATGCCTATGTATGCCATTTTATGGCCCCAACTCTATTAGAATTAAAGAGTTTCCGTTATCACCCCCACCAGAGGCATTGTAGCCGATGTTGTAAGTTGTATTATTGTGAGTTGTCCAATAAATCTTGTATGCTACCGCAGAGGTGGTGGCTGGCTCATCAATAACCATAGTTGACATTGTCAGCCATTCACCCCCCGCCTTATAAATAAAAGTATTACCATATTGATTAGCGCCAGTTACAGCAGCCTCAGTGCCACCACCAATACTACGTTTTATCAAACTAAAATGGTAGGTAGCAGTCGCTGCATTCATATTTATTTGAGAAAGAATTAAAATCCTACTTGATGAAGAACTTGGAGTTATTGATGCAGTAACTCCTGTGTCAATAAGGGTATATGCAGTTACTGAACCAGCTACTCTAGCGGCAGCGGCGGCACGAATCATTTGAAGCGTTTTACCGCCCACGCCAGCAGTCAGAGAGTCTGATAATATCTTAGATACGGGCATCTAGTTATTCCTCAACATCACTCAGGTTTGGGGTTGTCAGATTTAATTTTAGATACATTCGCTTGCCAAGCCTCTAAACCTTTTTCGGTAATATATTCAAGTTGTTCAGCGTATGTGCCATAGGCTTCTTCTCGCGCTTTGATATAGTCGGCACGATCATCTGCTGGAATTTTAATTTCTTTAGCTGTTGCTGTCCTAGTTTCGCCTGCGGAAAGAAAGCTCGGTTTGGCTCCAGTTTTTGGTGCATACTGTAGTGCCAAATCATCTAAGTCCCCTTCTGTCATATCTGAGGATAAAACAATTTCCGCCCAGCTATTATCAGGGTATCGCAAAGTAGCAACGCCGTCCTCAATTTTTTCAACATTATATTTGGTCATGCGACCGCTCCATGAATTGTGCCAGTGTTGTTCATTGTTACTGAAGTCCCGCTAACAGCGGCTCCAGCAGCGCCGCCAGCGGCTCCAGCAGCGCCCGTACCACTGCTATATGAATTTCCATTCGCGCCAGTCGATCCAGCTACGCCTGCAACAGCGTAGGTCGATCCAGCGCCGCCCGTGCCGCCCGTGCCAGAACCTGTGCCGCCAGCGCTCCCGCTTGAGCCTGACGAATTTGTTTGATTATAGCCTTGTCCCAGCCCACCAGCCCCGCCTGTCCCGGCTGAAGTAGTTATTTTTGCTTGACGATATATTTCATATTTTCCGCTACCGCGACTAATACCTCTATGATACTCGTTACTTCCAATTCTTATGTAAGCCGGAAACCCGCTGGCATTACCAATATTACTACCCCAGTATATATAGCTAGTAGAACCGTTATAATAAAAATGATAAGTATTTACATTCCAATAATAACCGACTTGAGCCGATCCATTAGTCCAGCTTGCGGCTGGTTCTCTGCCTGACCAATCTGCTGTGTTATTTACCTCACCAGAGCCGCCAGCCCCGCCCTGACCGCCTCCGCCGCCTCCTCCAGCTATGAGGTTTGTGTTATTTATAGTCACATTAGAGGCCGCGTTAGTAATTGCATTACCGCCAGCCCCGCCATTCGATGCGCCCCCAGTGCCAAGAACACTTCCAGCGTTATCAATAATAAGAGTGCCAGCCATGTTGCTTGCTATTGTCATAGCGGCGGTTCCACCTGTACCACCAATAGTAACACCAGATGGGATGGTAATTCTTTTTGGTCCAGTCCCTGTCCATACTGAAGAAGTGAAGAGGGATGATGCAGCCACATTTGTACTATTAGCCAGTGTCACACCAACCTCGCCCTGAAAATACTGCTTCCAACTTCCAGCGTCTTTAACATACGCCTCTTGTACAACCGTCCATGCCCCACCGTGTTTAACATAGTAATTGCCACTGGTGACTTCCTTCCAAGTGCCGCTATCCTTGACGTAGAACGGCATATTAACTTACCTTTAACCAAATGTCTCCATCCTCACCACCAGATGGGTTTGATGTTGATACAGTCCTGTCGGAATGAATGCGGGTGTTTAACTCTGCTAGTCCTCGGTAAACAACGTACACATTGTTTGTGCCAGCAGAGGGCGCTGCATCAAAAATTAAATTGGTTCCTGAAGCAGTGTAAGACTTTCCAGCCCCCGGCTCTTGAGGCACATTATTCACATACACGTTCAAGTCTTCAGAAACATTAACCGGGCGGTTTAATGTAAAAGTTGTAGTTGACGCATTCCCACTGAAATACTGGCTAGTAGGGCTTGCTGGTGTTTGTGATGGCGGTGGTCCAAGATATGCCATTAATCCGCATCCTCTATTGTTAGAGAGCCTTCTGCTATTAGTTTTAATATTTCTGCGTAGTCAGTATTTTCTTCATCCATAGGAACCCACGACTCAACCCCATTTATTTCAACTACAACAGCAGTATTTTTATTATCTGGGTTGTCTAAAGGAGCCTTATGGTATTTTGCATTTTTAAATATCATAGCTCAGAATTTCCCCTAATATTTATGACAGAGTTATGATTAGCCGGACTTTTGTAAACGTATCCGCCTGATTTATACACACCATTAAAACCAAGACCGCCAGTGTTAGTATCTGCTGTTACAGTTGGCACGGCTCGTTTTTCTTCTGTCCAATAATAATTTCCTAATGACGCGGTAGTGTAGTCAGTCGGGTATACATTACCCTCTAGTAATTCATAGTACCGTTTGCACTTGCGTAGCGTGGTTGCGTAGTCCTCATGCTCAAAGGGTGTAGCTGTATCTCCTTCTTCAAACTGCAAACCAGAGATGTAAAAAACATTACTGGTGCTGCTAACAAAGTTTGTTTGATTTGTAGAGCCATATGATTCGTCTGTACCCCAAGTCCCTGCTGTACCATCGTAGTCTGCGCCTAATGCTAATGCTAACCTTATCTTCATGCCTCTAGCATTATAAGTTCCTGTCCAAGTCCCTGATGTATCGCCCGGAATAGTTATTGTTTTTCTTTCAAATGTATTGGCACTATTAATTGTATACTCAAAAACATAATGTCTGCCGCCATCACCAGATTCCAGCGCACCAGAAAATGTGCCAGTTAGATTAGACCTAACATAAAACGATAGTGTTACTTGCTTTGCGCTAGATGTTCCAAATTCTAAAGACCTTATTTGGTTGTACTCAAAATTATAAGTAAGCATGTAATAATCAGTAGCACCAAAGCCATTAGTGTCAGCAGTAGTGCAAGCTATTTTAGCAGAGTTGGTAAAACCATCAGGAACGACATCACTTACTTGCTGTACACTGTACGCAGCATCACCACTTTGATATACATTTAAACGGTCAAGCGTGTATGTGTTATGAGGAGCCGCCACCGCAGAACCACTGTTTCTCTGGTCAACAGTCATTGCACCATTGATAATCAAGTTCCTGTTAGTTAAAACTTGGTCAGTCACCTTTGGTACAGTGACTGCTTCGCTTGCAATCTGGTTAGTGTCAATAGTGCCGAGTGCCATTATGTAATCTCCAGCACACTCAGAACTGCATCACAGCAGTTAGCCTGCGACCCATAAACCTTTAATACGTCAGTGGCATTCATAACAATTTTCTGAGGGCCTCCAACCGCCACCAGAGACGATCCAACAGGCACAATTGCATCTTTAACTACATGAGTAATAGTGCTTCCACCGTCCAGTAGCTCGACTGTAACCGTAATTGAGACTGTCAATATGTTAGCGATGTTAAGGCCAATGATTGTCGTCTCTGTAGAACTTGGACAAGTGTACAAGGTAGCTTTAGACGTTGACGTATCAATGTTTTGCGCCGTGAATGTTTTAAATGCGTTTGCCATTTCCCTATCCTAACGCTATCGCAAATGCCAGCGAGTTATCTGTGAAGTTAACAGCGCTACCAGTTGCATCATTAAATATCATCTTTTCTGCTGGCAACGTACAAAATATTGTTCTAGTACCAGACGACCAATTAACGGCACTATCTGAATT